GTTCCCCGTAGTTCAGGTGGCATCTATCCTTCAGCAGTTATTAGAACATCAAAATAAATAACTGTGTCACAGTATTCGACCTACGGTGGCATTACAGGTTCTCCAAACCTTAGATAAAATCTTATAAAGATTTTTCAAGGGCTTTTATAGCAATATAAAAGCCTTTCTTTTTGGCTGAACTAAATACATCATCAGGAGAAGGACTCCTGCATCACAATTAATCAAGAAGGACTTGACGCTATGGCTTACGCTACACTTGCTGACCTCATTGAGGTTGAACCAACAATACAAGAATATGGACACCTTGATTGGGATTCAGAACTTGCTCGTAGTGAAATAGAAGTCAATAGAGTTCTCAAAGTCCGTTGGTATCAGGCATACCAAAAAGCACATCCCACTATCAGCAACACAGATCTTGATACAGCCAAAATAGATCCTACACAATTTACCTATGCCACTGTCTACCACGCATTAGCCTATCATATCTGTCCTAAGCTCACACAGTTCTCAGGTGGCGAACCAGACAAGTTTCAAACAATGATGAACTACTATCAAGGTCGCTTTGAACATGAGTTTGATTTGATCCTGCGTGAAGGTGTTCGTTATGATATTGATGGTGATGCCAGTTATGAAAGTGACGAAACTAAATCAGTTCAAAGTTTAAGATTGGTGCGTTAATATGGCGCAGAATCTACGTGAACAGATCGCAGATAACATTGTCACTGTGTTAAAGAACATGGAGGATCCCACTCCAGTATTGGTCACACGAGAGCCATTTGTTGTCCAAGAATTAGCCATAACACAATTTCCAGCCATACTAATTACACCAACAGTTGAAGAACGCGAAACAGTGACCATGGGCGTTACTGGCACTGGTCGTCGTATGGGAACACTGACCATGACCATTCGTGGATTTGTTCGTGGTGTTGAACTTGACAGTCGCCGTAATGATCTAATAGAACGCATTGAAGAAGCATTAGAAAGTGATCGCTATCGCAGTCTTGTGTCATCAGGTGTTTTAGACAGCCAGGTTACGGCCATTGAAATCGTTGAACGTCAACCACCATTGGCAGAGTTTACAATTTCATTCCGTATTAGATACAATTATTTGAGGGCCGCAACATAATGAAAATACATTTAACTAAGAAAGGTATGACACGAGTTTGTCAGCCTGAAGAATTAGAATTAATGAAATCAGCAGGATGGCAAGAAGTTGGTGCCAAACCCGCTGTGAAAGAACAGGCAGGAGAAGAGGTTATTCGTCTCAAGCCCCCGGTGAAGTCTAAGGCGACCGTAACAGCCGTAGAAGAAGCCAATATTAACATACAAGGAGACGAATAATGGCCATATTAACAGGTAACAACGGCGTCGTAAAATTAGACGCATCAGTAGGTGGTTCAGTAGCAACCATCGCCAATGTCCGCAACTTTTCAGTAGAACTCACTCGTGATACTATTGAAACAACCACAATGGGTGTGGATGTAAGAACATACTTGAACGGATTAAGTTCATGGAGTGGATCAGCTGATATCTATTTTGATCCAGCAAGTTCGACAGGAACTATTGCTACTCATGCAATATTAAATCCAACTTCAGGCACAGTAGGTCAATCAACTTTGACTGTTGAACTTTATCTTGCTGATACAGCAGGCAAGTTCTCAGGTGAAGTTATCATCACTGGCTTTACAGTAAACAGCACAATGGACGGCATGGTAGAAGCATCTATCAGTTTCCAAGGTAGTGGTGCTTGCACATACACAGCCTAATTAGGAGACAACGATGGCTACAATTACAGGAAATAACGGTGCGATTACCTTAAATGGTAATAGTGTTGCCGCAGTTCGCAACTTCTCAGTAGAGATGGCTGCAGACACAATTGAAACAACTACAATGGGCGTAGATGTTAGAACATATATCACTGGTCTGAGTTCATTCACAGGTTCAGCAGATGTATATTTTGACGCCGCTGACTTTGATACCTATGAATCAACATTCAATCCTACTGCTGGATTGGTTGGTGCTTCAGGTGTTGCAGTTAAATTGTATATTGCAGAAAACTATTCTGGAACCAGCGATTATGCTTTCCAAGGTAGTGTGATCGTAACTGGTTATACAGTTAATAGTTCAATGGATGGTATGGTAGAAGCTTCAATTTCCTTCCAAGGAACTGGTGGAACAACCTATTCAACAACTGCTGTATAATGAACCTTAAGATAGAAGTGCGTGGAATATCAGAAACAATGCAGAGCATTAGAAAAGATATTCACGCCTTTGAGGAGCGAGTAGTAGATATGGTCCTTGAAGAGGCACCAAAGTTTACACCCAAGCGAACAGGTCGTGCTGCCGCTGGATGGGAAAAAGCAGGAAGTCCTGGAAGGGATTTAGCCGCAGTAAACTCAGTGCCTTATGTAGGCTACCTTGAAAAACCATATGTAAAATCAAAACAAGCCCCTCGTGGCATTATTGGGCCCACGCTAACTTCTGTTAAAGGAAAAATAAAATGAGTAAAGTATTAGACAAAGCAACCAGTCACTTCAGAACAAAGATTTCAGCAGAAATGAAATCTGTATATGTTCCTGAATGGGACACAAAGATTTGGTTCAAGGCAGCAATTACCTTGAGAGATCAAAGTAAATTGATTGAATTGGCCAGTCAAGGAAAACAAGTAGAAGCACTCGTTGAAAGTCTTATCGTCAAGGCTCGCAATGAAGATGGCACTAAGATGTTTTCTATGCCAGACAAAGTGACATTGATGAATGAAGTAGATCCAAATATCATTATTCGTGTTGTTGGTGAGATTAATTCTGCCAGCGATGAAGAAACTGATATGGAGAAGGTAGAAAAAAACTAATAAAGGATCCAGATTTGATGTTTGCCTGTCGTTTAGGCAAGGATCTGGGTCTAACATTAGAGCAGGTATTTGATATGAGCACAGCGGAATTTCAAACATGGGCGGCATTCTATACCTGGGAATCAAAAGAGATGGATAAGCAAATGAAAAAGAGGAGCAGATAGTGGCCACAACAGAAACCAAGATAAAAATTACCGCGGATGCTTCCAGTGCTGAACGTGAAATAGACAAACTCAGCATGGCCCTAAATGGGCTGGACAAAACTACCAATGCAGTTGGCAAAGCCCTGGCTGTTTTAACAGCGGCCGCTGGTGCTGCCACTGCGGCATTGGTAGTGGCATTTGACCGTCTTGATAATCTCGGTGATGCCGCTGATGCCATTGGTATTGGTGTCAATGAACTCAAGGCCTTAGAAAAAGCAGCCGCGGCTGCTGGTGTTTCAGCAGATCAAGTTGAAGCAGGATTCAAGAGATTGGGCAATAACCTAACCACTGCCTTTATGGATGGTGGTTCAGCGGCTGCTCGTTCATTGGCTCTTGTTGGCTTAAATGCCAGAGACCTATTGAATCTGCCAGTTGATCAGCAGATGACTAAAATTGCTGAAGCCATTTCAAAGATTGAAAGTCCAGCAATTCGTTCAGCAGTGGCCATGGATCTATTGGGCAAAGGTGGTGATCGTCTTGTTCAAGCATTTAAAGATCCAGCAGCCATTGAAGCATTTAAACAGAGATTGGAAGGTCTTGGTTTGGCTATCAGTCAAGCTGATCTTGACAATGTCAATAAACTTGAAAAAGAAGTAGGCAATCTCAAGGCCACTTGGAATGCTTTCCTTGAAAAGACTGTGGCTGCTCTTGCACCATATATCACTGATCTAATCAAACGAATCAATGATGCCATTGATGCATCAGGTGGCTTTGAAAACATTCTATTAGAAATCATAGACACAGTTGAAGCCATTGCCAAGGCTGTGGCCATATTGGCCGCTGTCTATGTTGGTGGAAAATTAGTTAGAGCTGCCAACGATGCTGCCAGTGCTGTGTCAGGAATTCTTCTTGCATTTATTCCAGGTGCAGGTGTGGCTGCCAGAATTATCAAACTGGTTGGTGGTATCGTTGGACTAACAGCCGCAGTAGCCACTGGTAAGGTTACCAAAGATGCTATTGATGTCATGGGCAATGAGTTTGACACTCTAAGAAAATCAATCAAAGATACTCGTGCTGAAAGACAGACTCCACAACCAGCAACCAATGGCGGTGGTGCCGCTGATGCTGAAAGACTATTAGGTATTGCTATTGGACAGACCACTGAAGACTATCTAAAGAGATATAATCTTCAAACTGACATGCTTGGTTTGACCAAACAAGAAACAGAAGAAAGAAAGATTGCTCAAGACATCGCTGAAAAGGCCAAGACTACCACTGAAGCAGTAATGGCCGCACAGGGCAATTTAATCAAACAGGCCGCTGAACAGCGTATTAACAAAGAAATTGAAGTCAGCATCACTAATCAGCTTAAAGATTTAGACACAGAACGCTTAGGTCTAAGCATTATGGACAAGAATGAGCGTGAAGTAGCATTGGCTATCCGCAAGATGGAACGTGATTATGGACGTCAACTAACTGATAGAGAAAAAGAAAGACTGAGCATAGCACTAAAAGCCACACAGGCTGAAAGAGAACGCTTTGGTGTTGCACAGGCTATCTATGATTATACTCGTAAGCAGACTGAAGTTGAAAAGATCAATCGTGCTATCAGTCTACAGGGCACCTTAGATCCAACTGGCACTGCAAAAAAAGAATACCAAAAAGATCAAGACGCACTGCAGACAGCCTTGGACAATAAACTGATCAATGAACAACAGTATTATGATCAGCGTGCCAAGTTAGCAGAAAACTATCAGATGAAGATCATGTCATTGGAGTCACAGGAGTTCCAGAACTTCAATCAATTAAATGACATGAAGATCCAGCGTGAAGCAGAGCGTTATGCCGCATCATTGCGTGGACAACAAGATGTATTTGGCAATCAAATGTTCAATGAACAACAGATACAGCAGATTGCCAAAGATCGTGCTGAATTTGAAAAGAAAACAGAAATGCAGAAAGGCCAGTTCATACTTGAACAGGGTGCCGCTGTATTTTCAGCCCTGGGAGCACAGAATAAAAAGGCATTTGAAGCAGCCAAAGCATTTAACATTGCCAACGCATTGATGAATACCTATATGGCAGCAACCAAAGCATTGGCCACATATCCTTGGCCGTTTGGTTTAGTGGCAGCGGCAGCAGCCGTGGCGGGTGGATTGGCACAGGTAGCACAGATCCGCAGTCAATCATACAGTGGTCGTGCATTAGGTGGACCAGTTATGGGTGGCAAACCATATCTTGTTGGTGAAAGCGGTCCTGAACTGTTTACACCAAACACCACTGGATCGATCACAAGAAATCAAGACTTAGGTGGTGGTGGTAATGTCAATGTTAATTTTCAAATTATTGCCAATGACACATCAGGCTTTGATCAATTATTAGTATCACGCAAGGGTGTGATACAACAGATTATCTCTGACGCTATGTTAGAAAAAGGTAGAAGGAGTATGGTATAATGGCTGATCTCGCCACACAGTTTCCAGCATCACCAAGTTTTGAGAGTGTAAATCTAAAAGTCAATACTCCCAGTCAGACCACTACAACCATGAGTGGCAAGATTCGTCGTATTGGTGTTGGAGTTAGTTATTATTCATGGGAAGTAAAGTATCCCAATCTAACTCCACTACAGGCAGGCACAGTTCAAGGATATGTTGCACAATGTTTTGGCAATCAATTTTCATTTGAAATCGTATTGCCCAAGGTCAGTTATTCCAAATACACTGACCAAACATCATCAACACCACAGACATCTGCTGCCGCTGCCATAGGATCAATCAGTGTAACACTATCAGGCTGTGGCAATAACAAGAATGTCCTGGCTGCAGGTGATTTTTTTAAATTCAATAACCAAACCAAAGTCTATCAATGTGTAAGCCCTTGCGTGAGCAACGGATCAGGCGTAGCCACACTATACTTTAGTGGACCATTGGTTGCGGCAGTTCCAAGTTCTACGCAATTGACCATTACCGCAGTGCCATTTACTGCCATTCTTGTAGATGAAGCACAGAGTTTTGACATTGGCTATGGTGGCATAACATCAATGAGCCTGTCTATGAGAGAAGTTTGGTAAATGAAATCATTTGCATATACAGCCAACAAAGATGAATACTATCGTGATCATACCATTGCGGTTGATTGTGTTGAACTGCATCTAAAAGACGCCTCGGGAGCAAACCAAGCATTATATCTCTGCAGTGGAGGATTCGACATTTCCTTTGATAGTCCTACTGCACCAAATGCAGGCACCAATACCTACACAGCTCAGGGTAACTTTATTGGCTTTAGTGGTATGAGTGAAGACTTTGATGTCAAGGTTGGTAAGTTTACCATTAATCTCAGCGCCATCAATAATGATTATCTAAGTAAGTTTATCAATTGGGAAATTGAAGGCAAGCGTGTGGCCATCTATAAGGCATTTCTATCATTTGGATCAAGTGGAACAGGACCATTGGCACAGGTGGCAACTCCAATACTGATGTATGATGGCACTATCTATAATTTTACAGTAGCAGAAACTACCAAATCATGTTCAATATCCATTGATTGCAGTAGTCTATTTGCAGACTTTGAAAGAACAGCAGGACGCAAGACCAACAATTGGAGCAACTGGTTATTCCAAGGTGACAGTTCAGATACCTGTATGGAAAAAGCAGGTTGGGTAGGACAAACAGAAGTTAAATGGGGTCGACTATAATATGATTGTAAGAACAATGAGAACAGATGAAATTGATTCAGTGGTTACACTATTCAATTATTATCGTGAAGCCGCAGATATTTCAGAAGATACCTATGACGAAAACAAGGTTCTCAATACCATAAGAGAATACAATATCCGTCCTAATTTATTTTTCCGTATTGCTCTTGATGGCCAAAGACCTGTGGGAGTCATTGGAGGCTTTGCTTCTGAAGATCCAGTTGACACAGATTTCTTTGCTACTATTCAATTCTGCTATCTAATAGACAGCCATAACAACATTGACAACTATGAACATCTAATACAGGAATTTGAAGCATGGGCCAAAAATATTCGTGCTCGTGCTGTTCGTGTTTTAGACATTGGTCGTAATCTTACAAGACTCAGCGATGTCTATGATCAACTGGGCTATAATAGAATGCCAGTGACAATTATGAACAAGGAGATCCAATAATGGGTTGGCTTGGTGCGATACTTGGTGGTGTAGTTGGCTTCTTTGTTGGAGGCCCAGTAGGTGCTGTAATTGGTGCTGGTCTTGGTGCGACCAAGGTTGGTGAAAAGGTTGTCAACACAGTTCTTGACTTTGTTCTACAGCCATTTATGGGAGCTCTTGGAGTTCCAGATCAAACAGCAGGTGCGGGTGAAGCAGAACGTCAACAGGGTATATTAGTTCAAAGAACAGGTTCAGTTTCTACAATTCCTGTGGTCTATGGTTATCGTAAAGTTGGTGGTGCAATTACATTTGCTGAAACAGGTTCTACCAATAACAAATATCTCTATGTGGCCTATGTGTTTAGTGAAGGTGTAGTAGAAGGTCTTCGTGAAGTCTACATTGATGATTGGCTATTGCCTGTTGATCAAGTAGGCTCATTGAATGCTGGTCAGCAAATCACTATCAATGCAGATCGTTACAAAGACCGTGTGCAACTGCAATGGTTCCCTGGAATCTATTATACCAATCCAAGATCATCCACTGTAGGTTCAACTGTTAAGAATGGTATCTTTTCTGAAGCACCAAGTTTTACTTCCAACATGAACTACAATGGGTTGGCTGTGTTGTTTGCTCGTTATGAGTGGAAAGAAATTAAAACACAGGCCGATTCTGATGCCAATCCCTTCAATGGTGGCATTCCAGAAGTTCAAGTGGCCATGTTAGGCAAGCGTGTGGCCAGTCTATTGGTTGACTCTACAGAAACAGTGCCCTATGACAGCAACATTGTTCGCTATTCTACTAATCCAGCAGAAATATTACTTGACTATCTAAGAAATCCTCGCTACGGTAAAGGCCTAACCAACAATGATATTGATTGGACCACATGGAAACAGAGCAGTCGTAAATGTAATCAAACAGTGACCTATTTGGCAAACCAAAGTATCCAAGGTCCTATATTGACCATGAACTATGTGGTTGATACCACACAGACTCTAATGGCCAATACAAAAAATATGCTGATGAACTTTCGTGCTTATATGCCCTATGTTCAAGGCAAGTATAAACTGCGTATTGAGGATGCAGGCAATGACACAGATATCCTAAGTGGTTCAGCAACTATTGTTCAGACCTTTACCAAAGATGATATTGTCAGTGATGTGACCTACAATGGTATCGAGCGTTCATCAAAATATAATCAAGTGTCTGTGACCTATGTTGATCCAGATCAGAAATTTTCAAATCAACAGGTTGTCTATCCAGAAACAGAAGCAGAACGTCAGATTTATATTGACAAAGATGGTGGCAGAGAAAACAAACAGGAAGTGACCTTTGCAGGTATCACCAACTATGCCATTGCCAAAGATATGGCAAGACTGTTATTCAATAAGAGTCGTAGACAAGAATCTGTGACCATGACAGTGACTTCTAAGGCCTTAGAACTTGAGCCTGGAGATTGCATCAGAATACAGTCAAATATCTTGAATTTTGGCACAGATCCATGGAGAATTGTATCATTTAAAGTCAATGATGATATGACAGTGGATCTTGGCTGTGTGCGTAATCCAGATGACATCTATCCCTACACTCGTGTTGGTGAAGAAGATGTGGTATTGCCTACCTACATACCTAAGGGTTCAATAATCTATTATCCATCCAGTGATAATCTTGTGCCATTGGGTCTTGTTCCTCCAATCAATGCTGTGTTCCCCCCAAGCACAACTCCAGTAACACCTTTACCAACTAATCCATATCCAACTGATCCTAATGGATCTACTGGTGGTGGTGTTGGTGGTGGCACACCTAATGGTGGATCTGCTGGTCCAACCACTTCTGATCCTACTGTGCCAGTTCCACCAACTAATAATCCTGCAACACCAGCTCCGAAGCCTGCACCATTTACTGCGGTATTGACTCTAAAGAGCACCAGAGCCACAGTGGATACCGTAAGAAATTCAGCAGACTTTGATCTTGTGTTTACACAACCATCAGATGGACTTTATGATCGTGCTACTTTCTGGTGGCGCAGTAATAGACAATCATCTTGGGTGCCTATTGAAATAACCACCAAGCCAGGTGCAGGTGGTGATATTCCTGTGACCATCAGAGGACTTAGTGCTTTATATTTTACTCCATATGAATATTTTATTAGATGCTTTGCCACAGATGGTAGACCATCTGATTTTGTCACACAGGGTTCATTCCAATTAGCACAGAATCAAACCACAGGTAATATTGTAGGCACTGGCACAGCAGGGCCAGTTCAAGGTGGTGCTGGATGGACATTGCCAGCAACAGAAGCTCCACCTGCTCCTGTTTACAATGATTCAATCAGTTATCTAACTATCCAACCATTGTTAAGTGGTGGTGTTCCACAAGAACCACGCAGAATGTCAGTGACTATTCAACAATGTGATTCATCAATGATATTTAACTCTGGCATTATGGGATTCACAGTCTACTACAGATTCAAAGGTGATACCTATTGGAGTTATGAATCTTTCAAATTCAGCGACAAAGGCATTTCTGCACTACAACAGGCTACCTTTGATTTAGCAGGTGACTTTGGCACAAGAGGTTATCCAGGTGCTGTCAATGATGCCGCACAGCAGTATGAATTCCTTGTGAGATTGACCTATACCGACAATACCACTGCCAAGAAACAAATGGGTCCTGGTGTTGTGCCTGTAGAAAAGTATAATGGTCTAAACGCATTCACAGCATTTGGAACCACTGCTACAAATACAGTAGGACAGTTTAAATCATTGGATATTCCCGCAGGCTTTACACTTTTAACAGTAGACAATGATCCCAATAAGGCAGTTACATCAGGCAGCACCATTGAACCTGTGGTCACACAGATTGTGGCCAACCCAACAATATCAAAATTAATCTTCTATTTTAAATCACCTACTGCCTATCTCAGTAAGTTCCGTGGTTATAAAATCAAATATAGAGAAATTGTTCCAGGCACTACTCCTGCCTATACAGAAATTGTAGTAGGTGGAGGCACTGTAGATCCAGTGGTCACTATCGAAGGTGGCACATACAAACATGGCTCAAGATATGAATGGGTAATTACAGCACAATACAGTCTTAGCGGTGTAACCACAGACTGTGTTAAGAGTTTATATTCTAAAACACTTATACCAATGGGGGTCAGCAGTGGCACCAATAGCGTAGATGCATTTAACTTTGCCATCATTGATACCACATTGGCCTTAGGCAATTTAAAAACTTCATTCCCTGCAACACCTACACCAAATCCTCGTGCATGGATCAAGAAACAGGTCAAACCATATGCAAGTGGTCCAACCAGTAACTATGGCAGTTATCAAGGTGATGTCTACACAGGCAATAATGGTGTTACCAATTATTTGAATGCCTACTATCAATTACAGTTTCAACCTAATAGTTCCAGCACACACATTGTGGTCTATAGACGTGTCTATGATGCCTATGCTGCCACTAAAACCACAGTAACTTCTTTTGCTCGTTATTGGGGATTGGGACCTTGGGAAAAGAAATCAATCGCACTTTCATCATTGTCCACAGATGCCGCTGGATTTAAGATCCTGAATGTGCGTGGTCCAATATCTCCAGAAGTGTTTACACAGAACTATGAAGTGGTTGCTGGTAAAACTCTATTAAAGAGTTACTATGGTCCGAGTCCTGCTAAATTCTATGTCAGCACATCTGAAGTCTATGGTATATCAGATGTTTACCCATATCATGGAGTAGGCAACAATGGCATGGGTGCAGGTGCTACTAAATGGGTTGAATTTATATTTGTATTGGCCACATCTGGCACAGAAGAAACACAGGGTCTAAGATTAAAAGACTTTTACACTGCTGGCTTTACCAGTCAGACTGATTATGTCAGTGAAGTTGATGGTATCACTGCTGGATTGGTGGTCAAAGACGATGTAGTATCACTCAGCACATTAAACAGTTATACTGCTGGATACTATAGAAATATCAATGAAGCCATTACTGCTACCAGCATAGATAAATTGAATGTGGCCTTTACACCTGGACTTGAATATCCTGCAGGTATTCCAAGAAGTTCGAATTATACCACAATGAATAATGTATTGCAGTCACCCAGCAATGGCGACACAGTTTATTAAGGATAGAGCATGACAACAAAAACAGGAGCCGCAGCCTTAACCAGTCAAGCAACCATGACAATTCGTGCAGGGTTTAGTCCCATGCGTGATGGTATTCTTGATGAAACTTCTGGCACAGTCAAAGCACAGGGCACTGGTCGTTGGGGTGGCAGAACATCATGGGCAACCTTTACCAGTTATGTCACACAGAGGTCTCCAATCATATGGACAGCACCTGTTATAGACATTGGTGAGATTCGTTGGTTTACCATAGCCATTGCTGCCGAATTTGATGGCGACTGTGAATTTCTTATACACGTCAGTGAAACAGGTCAATTTGCAGGTGAAGAAACAGAAACACTGATACAAAATGGCAACTATGACATCACAGCATTCTATGGTCGTTATGTCTATGTCACTGCTCGTGTTACAGGTGCAGAATTACGTCGTATGCAGATTACCACCAGCAATGAAACCAAAACCTATTCATTGTATAATATAAATTCATCTACACTATTAGGTTCATCTGCTGCCAGAATTATACCATTGCCACAGCCAGTGAGCAAGATATTAGATATCAAAATCTCAGCACAGGCGCCCACTGCCTATCCAGTGAATCTCTATGTCAGTGATACTGCTACCAGTAATTTACTCATACCAATTATTGTCAGCAAAGATGATGCAGTATCTGACAGTTATTTTGTTGATGACTACATTGCCTCTGGTTATTTTTCAGGTGCAACTACACCAAGTTTTGCACTTCGTGGTATAGACAATGATTTAAAGGATGGCATAGTTGACATATCGATTACTGCCCTACCAAGACAGGCAATGATTGGCGGTAATTTACTGGTTATAGCCTAAAACAATAAATATCAAGAGGACAGAAAATGACATTTCCAACAGGAACCGTAATACCAACAACTAATGTAGATAGCCCAGACGACGATCCCAGTTTGGCTCGTGTTGATATCTATGATTTAATCACAGCATTTAACCAATTGGTGGCCAGTGTAAATGCTGCCAATGGTGTGGCAGTATTAAATGGCAGTGGTAAAGTATCTGCGTCATATCTACCCAATAGTTTGACCATGAGTGGTAACCTACAGTTACAGCCTACCACTGGCATTGTTTCACTACAGAATGTTCTTAGATTGGCCAACCTATATACTGCTGACATTGGCACTACTACAGGAACTACTTCACCTTCAGCAGGCGATGTGGTCTATTTGGTAGACGGTGATGCTGGTCGTCCCTGTCTTGGTGTTTATAATGGCACTGCTTGGAAGATTGTTAGATTGATGACCACTATTGGTAATGTAGGTGCAGCCATTACAGCTCGTGCAACGCTAACAGGCACAGCAACTTAAAAAAGACGTCGCATTTGCCAGGATAATACTCCGTCCAGCACCCAGAGTATTACCCAGGGGTTAATAGGAAAAATTCACCAAATTAGCCCCTTGTAACCCCCCGTAAATAGGGGGTTTTTATACAGTAAAAATAAAATATGATGTTTTAGGATCTGTTTCTCCCCTTAGATTTTTCTAATTTTATAATTACAGTATGGACAAAGACCTATACAAAGAAAAATTAAGTCAAGTGGCAGAATGGCAGATACCCAAGCTCACAGACACAGATATGAAATTAGCCCAAAAGGCCCTAAGAGGTCGTGGGCGTCCAACCAAAGAGGAGCAGTATCAAGATGAACATCAAGAAATTTTCCTGGACCTGTTTAATGGCATCAATCCAACAATGGCTCCAGAACTTACCCGTGTTAAAATCCAAAACACCACCTGCGAAGACTGTGGCAAAACCTGCGAAAAAGGCTGCCGCAAAGAAATAAAGTTTTACAAGGCCACTCCTGGTCATGTGGCACACCGTAGAGTGCATTGTAAAAACTGTGGCTTTTATCAAAATCCAGAAACAGGTGTTTTTGATATCAAACAGGGTCCTGCTTGTCAGATATTTCTAAATTGGGCCAAGCATCAGTTTTCGGTCAGAAATAAACTGACTAAAACACCATCAGATAAATAGCAGTAGCAGAGTTTAAAATATTCTTCCTGGAATAGTTTGCTTGATCCTTAGATGATTCCTATTGCCATTGGAATCAAAGGCTGTTCAACTCTGTTAGAAGCCCCTATCCGTTGGGGCTTCGCCTTGATTGGCAAGTCAATCGCTTTTTTTCATGAATTCTTTCTGTTATAATAAATACTGCACAGGAGGAATTAAGAATGGCACAATCATATTACGCTATCACTAATCAAGAATTTGGCACCAGCAAAAAATCAGGTGCTGAAATGATCACACTTACACTATTAGACATAGAAACCCGTGAGGAATATCGTTCATACATAGATGCGTCTATGCAGAACTTTGAACTTTGGGCAGAAGTCATTACCAATCCAGATCGTGGCTTTGTGGTCACAGGCCTAAAACAAAAACGCAGTTATGGTCGCTATAATCATGAGATCCTAAATGCAGACTGTGAACCCGTCATTGTTGCTGAATATCCAGATATCAAAAAAATGGAACAGAATCTTCGCAGACACTGGGCCAAAGAAGATTTCAATCAAACACCATTTGGCAAACTGTTTGGAGATGGCAAATGAGTGGTAGTGACACGAAAACCATTCCACTTTCTCAGAGAAGTGACACGAAAACCATTCCACTTTCTCAGAGAAGTGACACTAATAGTATAGAGTCATATGAAACTAATGATATGAGTCAAATGAACCCATTACCACCAGCCCATAGGGCCGTTGGATTGCTGAACTCCTTTGGAGTTCCTTCCTTCTCACCTGATAGTGCAGTCTTTTTTCTCATGCCAGAAGTTACCACAGCCACTTACGAAAAAAGAAAAAAGATACTAAAGAAGTATTGTCAAGCAGTTAAACAGGCCCTGATCAAAGGCATCATATTAGCCAAACAACAGCAGTTGAATGAAGAACTGATACCAGTTAGTTTTAGTGAACTGCGTAAGAGTTGTGGTAGATATGGTGCTAATGGAAAAGGTTATTGGTTTGATTTTTTTCAAGAACACTCACCATTATTGATTAAAGTTAAAGAAGGATATAAGTTTGGACGTCAAGGAACCCTAACCATGGTAAAAACAACAATAGATATAAATCTCATACTGGCCAATCAAGACAGTAAACAGATGATTAGATCAATGTATGCAGGAGTTGATCCAGATCGAGACATTGACTATGCACCTATAGATTTGGTCAGTTTGAATCATTATATTTCTGCTAACAAGGTCATTCAACAGAGAAATAATACTTTAGATGAAAACTTGAAATTGGCCAAGACAATTCTATTGATAGCCACAGAAATGGGTGGAGTGCTGCCTCAGATCATTTCAGAATCAACCTTTGGTCGCAGATACTATCGTGGTATAAATCTTCAATCAGCTGCCAAGATTGTGCGTCATGCGGCTCTTGGAGAATGTCATCAATATGATATTGAAGCATCTGTGTTTACATGGAAATTGGATACTGTAAAAGAAATAGATCCAAATTGTAAATTGCCTGCTACCATAGATTATTTAGAATTCAAACAACACCATAGACTACGATTATCTAATTTGATATTTGGATCTGAAGATCATGGTTATCAATCTGCTGTCAAGCGAGCCATTACTGCCATTGGATTTGGTGCTCGTAAGACCAATGCAGTATGGATGAATGATCGTGGTAGTTGGTGTAAAACAGCATTACGCCAAATCATTTATAGTCAAGAATTATTAGATCAATTTTTACAAGATCCATGGGTCAGTGAATTCATACAAGAACAAGAATTGATGAATAGGCTTATCTGGGAGGAAATCAAAGATACAAGATCCATAGTTGAGGATCCAGAACTTAAAAATAAAAATAATCAAATATCTAAAAATCGTGCCATTGCCAAGGCCTATCAATGTTTTGAAAGATCATTATTAACTGCTTTAGAATCTTTAGTTGAAGATAAAACTGTTTTATTAAAATGCCATGATGGATTTTATACCAAACAGAGATGCAATCTATCTGAATTAAGAGAATTAGTTAAACAATTTTTGCCTAATGGTCGTTTAGATCATATAGAACACCAAGGATATAAATTTATTGATGAAAACATCGAATCTAATCATAAACAGCACATGGAAAGGGAAAAAGCCCAGGCTCGCAAATATGCTGAGAATAATGGCCTTGACTGTCAAGAAGGTAATGGTCGTTTACCCTATAGACCCTATTCATCAAGCAATGAAGATTTTGATAATGGGCATAGAGGAGATTACAACATGGATGTCTATGAACAATTACTTGAGGATGAAGAATGAAACAACTGATATTTCAAAATCAATTCAATGACAAGAATTTTTGGCAGATGTTTGATCTCAACAATGCCGTGGAATTCTTCATGCCCCATGTGGACTTTAAAAAATTCAAAGCCGCAGGTGGTAAGATTACCATTGAGGATTCCACCCAACATGACCGTTATATGCGTAACATTGAGATTTGGGCAGAACACGAAGATACCAATCAAATTTTACTGCTATTATTATCACTCAAATAAATATTAAACAAGGAGAATCAAGCAATGTCAGGAAAATATAAAAAAGATGATCTACTAAGGCCCAGTGTTTGGCATTTTAAAGATCCTGTTGAACACATGATACACACTTGGAGTATGCGAGCTCGTGCCCAGGCCATGTATAGAGGTGAAGAGTGGACCATGACAGACAAAGAATACATTGACCTTTGGTTAAAAGACGATCAATATCTACGCCGTGGTCGTAGCAACGATGATCTCTGTATGACACGCCGAGATCCAGATGGTGCTTGGTCTGTAGACAATACCATGATCATGAGTCGTCATGATCACTACAAAACCTGCAATGGTTACAAGACCATGTTGAAAGCAGTCAAAGCCAAAAAAGAAAAGAGGTTGGCCAGGGAGAGGGCAGATGTTCAACAGTAACTTTGATCCCTATGAAGCATTGATGAATCTCAATGCCAACATACAAAATCTTATAACAGCACACAATGGATTGGCCAAAAAGGTTGAAGAACAGGGCCATGTCATTGACCTATTGATAGATGGGCTTAATTCATCAAACAAAGCCAATGAAGTTTTGATGCAGAATATGGCCAACGAAATCACCGAAAAACTCAAAGAGGTTAAATAGTAGACTATGGCTAAACCTTCAATTACCAAACGCACAACCAAAGCGGCAGCACTGACCTACTCAGAACTTGATACTAATTTTCAGAATCTTGCTGATGCTACCATAACACTTAAAGCAGGCACAGGTGGCACTAATGTGGTCAGTGACCTAAATGGCACTATCACATTAGTAGCAGGCACCAATGTTACACTGACTGGTAACAATACTTCTAAAGAAATTACCATTTCAGCAACTTCAGGTGGCGGTGGTGGTAGTATGAGTGGTTTTACTGTTTCAGGTGATTCAGGTTCTGCACAATCAATTTCAGATTCAGATAATCTAACCATTGCAGGTGGCACCGGTCTTACATCAGTGACTTCAACCACAGATACTGTTACACTTAATCTTGACAATACCGCAGTCACAGCAGGCTCATATACCTATGCAGCCATTACAGTAGATGCACAGGGCCGTATTACATCTGCCAGCAGTGGCAGTCCTGGTTTAACCAATCCCCTAACATCAGATCTTAACGTCGGCAGTTATAAGATCATCAGCGGATCAAATAATAATATTGCAATTGAACCCAATGGCACAGGTGATGTGCTATTGACAGCAGACACTATTAAATTAGGCGATGCCAACGCAGGTGCTACCATTACTACAAATGGTGCAGGCACCAGTTATTCAAATCCAGGTAATCTTGTATTGACCACTGACAGTGGAACTCCAAAGATTACCATTGAAAATTTAGACAGTGGTGGTAATGGCTCTGCCTATGCCAGTGTAAAAATAACCACTGGTGGAAACGGATCAGCATTGAAAATTGGTGGTTCTGGCCAAATACAAGGTGATGGTGTTGCATTGGTTATTCAAGGTGGTGCTGGATCAAATGGACAGGTTACAATTAGAGGCGCAATCTTTCAATCTACTTCTGCTGTTTTAGGTTATGCCTATTTCCAACAGCCTATACAACTTGATGGTTCATATGGTGCTTATCTTCAATTGGCCAACATGACCACTGGATCAAGAAATGCACTGACAGCCTACAATGGTATGATGCTTTATAATAGCACTACCAACAAGTTTCAAGGCTATGCCAATGGCACTTGGGTTGATCTCCACTAAATTTTAAAGTTTTTCACGACTTTTAAAAGTTTTCTATAAATACACATAGTCATTTAATGACACCAGACAACCATATGTTGTCTGCTACAAGACAACATATTTCAAACAGGAGACCAATATGTCCGCAGCCTCAAATTATTTAGAAAACAAACTATTAGACCATACATTGCGTTATAGTTCAGCACCTTACACTGGTGCATCAACACTTTACCTTGCATTGTTTACCAACACATCAGGTAATGCCGCTACTAACTTAGAAGCAGGCACACTAACTGACGAAGTAACAACTTCAAGTTCAGCTTATGCTCGTAAGACAGTGACATTTGCTGCCGCATCCAGCGGAACTTCAGCAAGTTCAGCAACTGTGACATTTGACACAGCCACTGCAAGTTGGGGTTCAATCACACACATCGCAGTCATGGATGGTGGCACAGCAGGTTCAGGTAATGTATTATTCTGGGGTGCAGTTACAACTGCAAAAACGATTGACACTGGTGATACTTTCCAAGTATCCAGCGGTAACTTAACAATCGCTTTAGCCTAATAGGTCTTAAGGGGGTGTTAGTTTCTAACGCCCTCTTTTCAATAATAAAAGGATAATACTATGGCCAAGCCAACAATCGTCACAAGAGCAGGTAAAGGCTCCGCACTTACATTCGTTGAAGGTGATGCAAACTTTACCAACTTACAAAACGCAACCATTACCGTTGCAGGCGATGGCGGCACCAGTCAGGCTATTGACCTAAACGGAACTATCACTGTTGCAGGTGGAACTGCTTTAACTTCAGCAATGACCACTAACACAGTGACACTTAACCTTGATAATACAGCAGTTACAGCAGGTTCATATACCTACGCCAGTCTCACAGTTGATGCACAGGGTCGTTTAACAGCGGCATCCAGTGGCACAACACCATTAGTATCAGGTGGTGCATTAGGCACACCAAGTTCAGGTAACTTATCTAATACCACAGTAGATGGAACCAATACAGTAGGTTATAGAAATATTCCAGCAGTAGGAACTAAGACAGGTTCATACACATTGGCTACCACTGACAAGGGCAAATATGTTCAAGTTGGATCTGGTGGTTCAATTACTATTCCTGATGCAACATTTGCAGAAGGCGACTGCGTGGTGATTGTCAACAATCATTCAGCGGCCATTACTATTACCTGCACCATTACCACTGCTTATATTTCAGGAACAGATGCAGACAAAGCCACAGTCAGTTTAGCCACAAGAGGTGTTGCTAATATATTCTTTTTATCAGGAACTGTTTGTGTAATTACAGGGAATGTATCATAATGAGTGGAATACTATCTTCAATGGTTGGAACAACACAGGCCGCTGCCCCATCTTTTCAATCTGGAGTTACATCATTAACTAATGCCAGTTGGAATTATGCTACCTATAGTGTTCCACAAATGGCCTATGTAGGTGCAGACAGTTCAGGAAATCCAATCTGGCTTTGGGGATTTAAAGATTCAACAAATTCTTATAGTAAATGTATGTTGATCAGAGTTAACAGTGATGGAACTTCAACACAAAGTTCAGTGACTACACTTAATTCAACAGCCAACGGAAAATATGATGTTCATGTAACTACAGAATATCCTGACAATAATCAAGGTTATGGTTTTTATTCAGCCAGTGATGGATATCTATATGTTAAAACTTTTAGTATTGACAAAGATACATTAACAATTGGCACACCTTCTGCGGCATTAAAAATTAATAATGGATCATCATTCTTATTTGCAGGTTATGCTGGTAAAGATTATGATAACTACCCCTGTGCATTCATCAGTCATCGAGATGACGGCGGAGGAACGAATGGTCTAACATTAATCACAAGAGATTACACAGGTGCTTTACCTGCCATGTATGTAGAAAGTAGCATGGGAAATTTTGGAGATCAAGCAGTATTTCATAGTATGTTAGGTTTTGATCGATATCTTAATGGTTCTAATACCTATCAAAGATGGGTTGGTCAAAGTTATGGAACCATGGAGATTGGATATTTTAGAAATAAATCAGGCAGTGCTTCTATCTTTGCCGATTCTGGAGAGTTTTTAAGTGGGGGTCAATATCTTAATGGTCAACCATTGGTTAAACTTAATAGTTCAAATAAATTGGCTATGATGAGTAAAAATTCATCTGGATACCCTATAGTTAAATCAAGAACAGTAACTTGGCCTACATCAGGCACTGCGGCTCCAACAGAATCCAGTGGATCACAAGTCACACTAACTGACATTGTGTCAGGAGGGTTATGGGCCCCTGCACAATCTTGGACCAGTGATGAATTTTATTTTGTTTATAAAAAAAATAGTGATTCAAAATGGTATTACAGAAAATTAACAGTCAGTGGTAATACCATAACTGAAGGTTCTGCAGTAGAAATTACCACAGTTCCAACTAATGCTACCGGATTTATAAATTCTCTAATTGGAACTGCTTCTACATCAACAGGTAATTGGTTAACATTCATAACTGATAATAGCAGTAGTGCTAATCCAGATTTTACAGTAGTAAAATTGACCTAAGGATCTTAAATGGATCAACTCTACTTCGAAGATGGCTACTACGAAGGCAAATACTTTGTCTATACAGCAGACATTGTTGTGGGGTTTACACCCTACATTCTTGCTGACTATTTAGATCAAGGATTCTTTGAAGATAGGGGCAGTGCGTTTACCTTAACTGGTAGTCTAACAAGACAGACCTATCAAGAGTTTACAGCAGACTTTGTTTCTGCATTTACCTTAACTGGTGTTGTAGGGCGTAGACAGTCAGCGGCTGCAAGTCTAACATCTGCCATCACTGTCACTGCCGCAGTGGTAAAAACAGCCCGTGCTCAAACTGCTCTAACATCAGCAGTCACAGCGGCCACCACAAGTCAAAAGACAGCAAGAAGTTCTGTAACATTAACATCTATTGCCAATGTATCTGCACAGGCAGCGAGATTTAGAGGCATTACCTCATCAGTCTCTGCGGCTGCAACGGCCACAACGACTGCAACAAAAAGCACACAGACATCACCAGCATTAACATCAGCCTTTAGCCAATCAAGTCAAGCACAAAGATTCAGAAGCACACCTGCTACACTATCTTCAGCAGTCACACAAACCACATCAACAATAAAAACAGCCCGTGCTGTCATAGCATTAACCTCAGCATTTGCACCTGTAATTGTTGCCAATGCCAGTGTGAGCAATGGCAGCAATTTCACCAGTAACTTTACAGTTACAGCACTGACAGGTGTAACACGTCAGTTCCCTGGAAACTATATCACAGGTGCGGGCCTTGATATACCAGAAATACAGTATCCTAAGATTCTTGACTTTGATCAAACACAATTCTCAGAAGTCAGCCAATTCAACATAAGAGAACAGGCCTGGACATTCAGCATATGGGTCAAGAGATACAGCCGCTCAGGTGTTGATGAAACCATTGTGGCCACTACCATACAGCCAACTACTAACTCAGGTGGCGGTATCACTTTTAAAAATAGCAACATTAGAATCCGTTTTGGTGCAGATCTTAATGTAATTGACACACAATGGGTCAATGTAGCACCCAATGATACCAATTGGCACCATTATCTGTTTAGAGCAGATGACTCTATCACAGACCTTAATAACCCACAATTGGTTCGCCGCTGGGTTTTATGGGTAGATGGTGTTTACAAGGGTGCAAGTTCTACACATAACACCAATCTCAATAACTACCCCAGTGAGTTCAACTGGTGTGGTCGTTTCAGTAGCAATCCTGAAGTGGTAATAGGTGGCTTACTTTTAGGCTACGAAACCTTTTATGCTGAAAGTGGAGAAACAGAATATCCCAATCTTGCCACAAGACCTCTTGATGGTGCCTTTGCTCAGTTATGGATGGGTCGTGTATCAGCCTCAGAATTTAGAGTAGAAAGATTCTATTCAGGATTGAGAGACCTTGGTGCAACAGGCACAGCCACTGGCCTGCCTACACCTATATTCTACAATAAACTTACCACACCTTATACTGGTGTTACCTGGGAAAATGGTGGCAGTAATATAGCCAGCACAGAGTTCCTAACCAGACCCAGTGCGGAAGCCATATTTTCTATATCAGGTGAAGCATCCACTGTAATAGTAACCACTGCCAGTTTATCATCAGCATTCACACAGTCATCAACAGCATTTAGAATACTGAGACTGCAATCTGCACAGTCAGCACAGGCCACAGTCACAGCTACAATTGCCAAGCGTGTAGGAATCACAGCAGCCATAACAGCCACTGCCACACAGACAGCAATAAATCAAAGAATAAGATATGGCACAGCCTCAATCAGCAGTCAGGCCACTGTCACAGCCACTGCCTATAAGGTCAAACCTTACGCCGCAGCCTTATCAGCACAGGCCACAGTCTCAGCTACCCCCAACAATAGAACACGCAGTCAATCAGCGGCATTATCAGCACAGTTTACTGTTACAGCACGACCCACAGATAGAACTCGTGATGCTGTCAGTTTAGAAGCGGGTGCATTCACACTATCAGCCGCAGGTCTTGTGATTAGAGCAGTAGGCAGTAACATGACTGCGGCATTTACACAGACTGCAGCCGCCAAAAAAGTCATTGTGGTCGCAGCGGCACTGTCAGCACAGTTCACCATTCAACCAATAGTGGTCTATCGTGTGATAATTGGTCAGGCCACACTGTCAGTCACTGGCTTTGTATTAACACAGGGCGACATCTTAAACTTTGCACCTGAACTACAGATAGTGGTCCCCCCAGAGTCAAGACTGTGGTATGTCATACCAGAATCAAGGCACTGGGCAGTTGATGAGGAAACAAGAAGTCGTAGAGTATTACCAGAAAGTCGTGAATTGACTATTGAACAAGAAGATTTAGTAAATATTATATAGAGGATAAAGTATGTCAACAATAACAGGATACAAACAGGATCAAGAAGGTGCTTGGATTGCCAAGGATCGTTTGGCCACATTGGTCTATTCAATGGATTGGTCAGAATGGTTGGCCACAGGGCAGACCGTCACAGCAGTTACCTACTCAATTACAGCACCTACCTATAACCCAACGCCCTTGACCATATCAACATCAGGCATACGCACTGGGGACAAAATTACCTATGTTAAGTTGGCTGCTGGCACAGCAGGTAAAGTCTATACTGTCACTGCCAGCATTACCACAGATGATGGTGCAGTTGATCGCAGATATTTTAGAGTTAAGGTAGAGAACCGTAGTCTATAATGACACCTGAAGAAGCCAAACAACAGGGCTTTGAACCTGTAGATCCCAGTAAGGAACCTGAAGGGGAAACCTTTCAAATTCTTCCCTATGAAGAACCACCCCCACGAGATCCTTCAAAGACTGGCAATAAACCCAAGCAGTTGGTAGCAGTAGAAGTCTATGGTTATGAAGTGGGCCGTGGTAATCGTAAGCGTGTTGTAACTCCACACGATGTCTATGAACTTGCGGCAATTGGCTGTTCAGACAGTGAAATAGCCCGTTGGTTTGACATAGCAGAAAGCACCTTAAAATACAACTTTAGTGCAATCCTGGCAAAGGGCCGTGAGGATGTCAAGATGACACTAAGACGTGCCATGTTGAAGAATGCACTGAATGGCAATGCTGTCATGCAGATATGGTTATCTAAGAATATGTTGGGCATGAGTGACAATCCAACCAACAATGACAGCAATCAACCCTTACCTTGGAATGAAGCAGAAGATGATGCTGACACCAGCCCAGAGTAAAATAGCCAAAGATGCAACAAGATTTCGTGTCTGCGTAGCGGGACGAAGGTTTGGCAAAACACATCTGGCCATTAGAGAGTTATGCTATCACGCTCGACTGCCCAATAAAGATGTTTGGTATGTAAGTCCTTCATACAGGCAGTCAAAGAACATCACTTGGAAGAAACTGAAAAACCGTTTACAGGACCTAAAATGGGCAGAAAAAATAAATGAAACTGAACTTACCATCCATCTCAAAAATGGATCTACTATATCTCTCAAAGGCGCTGATAATCACGATAGTCTGCGTGGAGTTGGGCTGGACTTTATCGTATTGGATGAATTCGCAGACATTGACCCAGATGCTTGGTTTTCCACACTGCGAGCGACTTTGTCTGACAAGCAGGGCCGTGCCCTATTCATTGGAACTCCCAAAGGCATTGGCAACTGGGCCTATGAACTGTATCAGAATCAATTAGAAGATCCCCAACACTGGGCCAGTTACAGTTTTACCACAATTGATGGTGGACAAGTTCCTGAAAGTGAAATAGAACAGGCACGCCGTGATCTGGACATTAGAACATTTAATCAAGAATATTTGGCCACCTTTGAAACATTTGCTGGTCGTATCTATTATGGATTTGATCGTGCTTACAATGTAAAACCCTGGACTGAACCTATTCCAGATGTTGTATATGTGGGCATGGACCACAATATTGATCCCATGTCAGCGGTCATTATGGCTCGTAAAGGAGATGATCTATATGTCATTGATGAACTCAGAATGTTTTCTTCTAACACCCAAGAAGCGGTGGATGAAATTAAACGCAGATATCCACGCAATAAAATCTGGTGTTTCAGTGACCCAGCAGGACACCAGCGTAAAACCTCAGCGGGTGGCGTTACTGATGTCATCATCCTACAGAATGCAGGTTGGGTTGTCAAAACTCCCAGATACCATACACCAGTCAGAGACCGTATAAATGCTGTCAATAGTCGTTTGTGTTCAAGTAGTGCCATTAGACACCTCTTTATAGATCCCAGTTGTAAATACACTATTGAGGGATTAGAGCGTCAGACCTATAAAGAAGGCACCAGTCAGCCAGATAAAACATCAGGCTATGATCACATGATGGATGCCTTGGGCTATGCCGTTGACTATATGTTCCCTGTTAAGCGTGATAGAGAACCCTATAAAGGACCACAGCGTTGGACACATCAAATTGCAACATAACATTAGGACAATAAAATGAATTTAACCTTACAAGAACAATACCTACAGGTAACCACTACCAATCAACTGTATCAACGCAATAGAGATCGTTGGCAATATCTACTACAGAGTTACATGGGTGGGCTTGAATATCAAGGTGGTCAACTGTTGACCAAATATACCAATGAAACTGCCGCTGAATATTCAGCCAGACTGAACTCAACACACCTTGAAAACCACTGTAAATCAGTGATTGCCACATACATTTCATTTCTATTCCGTGAAAAACCCGATCGTGAATTTGCAGGTCTTGACATGGATCCAGCAGTGGCTTCATTCCTTGAAGATGCTGACATGGATGGACGCAGTCTTGATGCCTTTATGAAAGAAGTTTCAATATGGTCCAGTGTGTTTGGTCATGTTTGGATCTTAACAGTCAAGCCTAATGTGGGTGCCCTGACCAAAGGTGATGAATTGGCCAATGATGTTCGTCCTTATGTAAATCTTATAACACCAATAACAGTAACAGATTGGCGCTGGCGTCGTAATCCTAATGGCCGCTATGATCTTGAATATTTCAAATACATTGAAGAAGGCAATGAAACAGTATCAACTATCCGTGAATGGACCACTACTGAAATCCACACCTGGATCGTCAGCCACAGAGATAGAAGCATTGAAGAACACTATGTTGAACCTAATCCTCTGGGTGAGATTCCAGCGATCATTGCCTACAATCAAAAGAGTCCAGTTCGTGGACTTGGAGTCAGTGATATTGGTGACTTAGCAGATGCTCAAAGAACAGTATATAATCTGACCAGTGAAGTAGAACAGAGTATTCGTATCAATGGTCACCCTACCATGGTTAAAACCATTGAAGTAGAAATGTCAGCAGGTGCTGGTGCTATTGCCATCATGCCAGACAACATGGATCCAGGTTTAAAACCCTATGTCTTGTCAGTGTCAACAGATACCAATCAGATATTCACAGCCATTAACCATGTAACAGAAGCCATTGACAAGATGGCCAACACAGGTTCAATACGCTCAAGTCAACCACAAAGAATCAGTGGTGTGGCACAGGAGCAGGAATTCCAATTGTTAAACAACCGTCTTAGTGAAAAAGCAGACTGTCTTGAATTAGTAGAAGAACAGATATGGCAATGGTTTGCATTCTATCAAGGCATGACCTGGGCAGGAAAGATTCAATATCCCAATTCATTCAACATCAAGGACCGTGCCAGTGACATTGATCTACTGTTAAAAGCACGTCAAGCAGCCACAGATCCTCGTGTTCTACAGTTAATTGATCATGAGATCGTAGAGTTACTTGGTGAAGATGCTGACATTGTTCTACCAGAAACAGTAACATTAGCCACGGGTGAAACTGTGCCATTGGATGCCACAGAACCATTTGAAGAACCTATGGAATTATACAATCCCGCAACAGGTGAGTCAGGTTGGGTCATTGACTTTGCCAGCAAGAAAGAAGCATTGGTAAATGGATGGGTAGAAGCAGAATGATCTACACTACTATAGAACAAGCACAAATGGCCATAATGAGTAACTCATCAACTGCATTGGTCTGTCCTCTGCCATTACAGGATAATGAACTTAATATTGCCAATCATTTGATAGCCATTAATGAACATGGTCTTGGACCAGCAGACCCAAGACAGCCCAACACAGAGTTTTGGCAGGCCAAAGCAGTCTTGTGGGGTATTGCAGAAGGTGATGCTCGTGGACATCTATGCTGTAACTGTAATCATTATTGGGATACTACTCAGGTTCAACAGTGCATTGAACAAGGGCCAGCACTAACTCTAAAAGCATCAGCATTACCATTAGATCCATCTTGGGCAGATATTGAAAGTCGTCCTGTAGGCTATTGCGATCTATATGATATTACCTGTTCACCTATTAGAACCTGTGATGATCAAGAGATGGGTGGACCTATTGATGATGAACGTCAGATCTGTAGAGGTCTACCTAATTTAAGTGAGGAAGAATAATGCCTATTCATAAAGCAGTAGGACCACGTGGTGGTCGAGGTTGGCAGTATGGCACACATGGTAAAGTCTATCCTACCCGTGCTGCCGCAGTTCGTCAGGCACAGGCTATCAAAGCCAGCCAAGCGGCTGCTGCCAAGAAACAATAGACCTGAATCCTGCCGTTATAATTACATATAATGGCATTTCGGGTGAAATGTTATAAATATTAATCAACACTCTTAAGGAGGCGATGCACAATGTCAGAAAATACATTGGTAAACGATACGGCAACTGAGGCCACAGACGTTAATTCTGAAACACAGGCACAATCAGTCAAAACCTATACACAACAAGAAGTTGACAATATGATGGCCCGCATGAAGGGTTCATTGGAAAAGAAACTCTTGAAACCCTACGAAGATCTTGGTGATCCAGCTGAGCTCCGTTCTATTAAATCAGAATGGGAAAAGCGACAACAGGAACAGCAGGTCAAGCGTGGAGAATTTGAAAAGATTCTACAGGAAAAGGCTGAGAAATGGTCCGCTGAAATCCAAAAGAGAGATTCAGTGATTAAGGAATATAAAGTTAATAGTCCTTTGCTCAGTGCCGCTGCCAAATATCGTGCCGTTGCTCCTGAACAGGTCAAAGCATTATTATCAAACAATGTTCGTCTTAATTCAGAAGGTGAAGTAGAAGTAGTTGGTCAAGATGGTGCAGTTCGTTATAATGACGCAGGTGCTCCATTAGCAGTTGAAGATTTAGTGCGTGAATTCCTGGATTCGAATCCGCATTTTGTCTCAGCGGGTGCAGCCACTACTAATGCCAAATCCTCTATCTCAAATGTGGGTGGTGGCCAAGTAGATATAAAATCTCTGGATATGAAAAACCCAGAACACCGTAAACTTTATGCGGATTATCGCAAGAAGAACGGTATAGCCTAATACACAACAAGGAGAATTATTATGGCAGGTTCAACAACCTCAACATTAGACGATCTATTACCGTCTATTATTCAAGAAGCAATGTTTGTTGCTTCAGAAAGAAGTATCATGCGTGGTTTAGTTCGCAACTATTCACTCGCACCAGGACAAGGCAAAACAGTAAATGTGCCTATCTATCCTAACCAAACAGCGGCAGCATTAACAGAAGGTGATGAAATTTCTAATACAGCAGTTTCTACAACTACTGGAACTATCACTATCGCTCCTGTGGCAATCCGCACTATGGTTACTGACTTGTCAGTCAAGCAGAGTGCAAGTAATGTGATTGCTGACTTAGGTCGTTTATTTGGTGAAGCGATTGCTCGTAAGATGGACAAAGATCTAACAGCCCTATTCACAGGTTTCTCTGGTTCAGTTGGTGACTACACTGGTAACATTACACCAGCAGTTATCTTTGAACAAGTGGCAAAACTTCGTGCAAATGGCGTTCCAATGGAAGGCATTCAGTGTGTTCTACACCCAGAAATCGCTTACACATTGAAGAAAGTATTGACAACTAACGGAACAACAGCATTCGTTGCTGGTGCATTCGGTGATGTTGCTAATGAAGCAATGCGTATGGGTTATGTTGGTCAATTAGCAGGTATTCCAATCTATGAATCTGCAAACATTGACTATGTAACCAACGCTGGTGACTTCCCAGGTGCAGTATTCCATCGCGATGCGTTGGGTCTTGCATTAGTTGGTGATATCACTATTGAAACACAACGTCGTGCCAGCTACCTTGGCACTGATGTGGTTGCTTCATGCCATTATGGTGTTGGTGAACTCTATGACGGCTACGGCAAACTATTGAAATATGACTCTGAATTGAGTTAATATTCAGTAATCCAAATTGGATTGGCAAAAAGGGCTCTTGTAGCCCTTTTTGTTTGACTGTTATTTGGTGAGATTGACCGTTGACATAAATATAGTAGTGCAATATAATAATTGTATGACAACAACAAAAGGTCACAGAATGAACAAACAACAGGCGTTAGATTGGTTAAATGCCAATTCTACAGTAACTATTAAAGATCCACTTGGCAAAGAAAAACTTAAAGTTCTTGATCTATATTACAAATTAGATCAGCAGAGTAAGGCACAAAAGAAACTAAACAGAAAACAAAAGGCCACTGTATGAACAAACAAGAAAGAAAACAAGCACTGATAGCAATTAAATTGGATTCAATAGCATTAAAAATAAATGAAATAAATGAAATATTTCAAACTGATTCAACAATTTCTGTTAAATTGTTTAAAGAACATCAACAGGAAATTTTAAAAAAGTTTTTTAAAGAGGAAGCCGCAGAATGACAGACATTGCAGATATGACATTGGTTGATTGTATTAAAGCCAAAGTCAAAGAAGAAAAAATATTAGATCAAATGTTAAAAATCCCTAATCCTGGTCCTTTAATGATTGGTCAAATACTTGAACAAGAAAAAAAATTAGAATCATTAGAATATTGGATTACTCTTAAACCTGATTTAGAGGCCTCAGAATGAACACACACGAAACAATGATGGAACAGATCCGCAGATTAAATCTTGAACAGGCCCGTAAACATGAACAGCGTCGTCAAGAGGCTTTAAATAAGATTAAAGAGCTTCGTGCTCGCCAAAGACAAAAGGAATCAAATGAGTTACATTTATCTCAGTGAATACAATGGTGCCAAAAGAACAGCACAGGTATTCCGCAAAGACGGCACCACAATGTTTGTGGTCAAGTGTTTTATCCAAACCAAAGAACTACGCTCTGCACCATTCCAAACTGAATTTGATGCAGAAGACTTTGCTGAAGATTGGGTATTAAAAGATGACAGCCAAGACTAAAGGTGTTATAATAAACTATACTAACTGAAAGAGGAGAAGTAAAATGCGTTCAACATTATTCATTCTATCTGTGATACTTGGTGGTGCATTGGCCTTTGCCACTTCAGCCCGTGCTGAAACACCTTGGGCTCGTGACTGTGTTACATTTTGGGGATCAAGTATTCCTCAAGAACAGAGAACTGCTGAAAATTGTCCAAGTGGTCACAGCCATTGGGATAGAACACCTGCTTCTGGAGTAGCACACTATGGTGAATCAATGACCATTAACACTACAGGTTCATTATCCTTGAATCCCTCTACCGTTACAGTGATTAATACACCTTCTGGTAGCCAGTTGATTGTTCCCCGTAGTTCAGGTGGCATCTATCCTTCAGCAGTTATTAGAACATCAAAATAAATAACTGTGTCACAGTATTCGACCTACGGTGGCATTACAGGTTCTCCAAACCTTAGATAAAATCTT